GCCTTGATAAGGTTTCCGACGATTTCAGTTCCGTCTTTTTCCTTTTTCTTGCTGAGGTGAATAATGGTAGAAGCAGCGTACTTAAGACCAGAACCGCCGCCCATCTCTTTAGTAGGTACGTAAGCGCCAATGACATCGTAGGTGTGGTTAGTAACAATCATAGGAATGTTTGCCTGACCCAACTTAAGAGTGAGCATACGGAAGGCACCTTTGATAAGTTGGGATTTAGTCATATCCCGAACTTGTTTATCATTCAGTGCATCAGTAATTTCTTTCTCAGTGGAAAGCATACCTAAAGAGTCTAACACAAACATACAAGGTTTGCGCTCTTCTACAGGTTTTTTTAAGTATAGGTCAACAGCCTTCAGTGCCTTGCTACGGAACTCTTCCACAGTCACAACATTGACTACAACTAACCGAGTGAGATCAATGCCCCTAGACTCAAGTAGGGATTTGTTAACAGCGGCTTCAGTATCAAAGTAGAGACAATAACCATCGGGGTTAGTATCAAGAAAATTCTTAACCACAGCGAGAGAAAAGAAAGTCTTTCCAGTACTAGACTCTCCAGCAATAGCAGTAATCTTATTGCCAGATACACCGCCAAATATGCTACCTGAGACCAGTGCATTAAAAATGTACGAACCTGTGTCCACATAAGTTTCGGTCTCATCAATGTCCGCCGCGAGTTTGGTGTAGTCATCACCAATCTCTTTTACAATATCTTTTAAAAAATCCATTATCCAAAAAATAGTTCAAGGTTTACAGTTTTCTCAACATTCCACCCAATCGCATCTAAGATAGACTTAAGTGGATCTACAAAACTCTTCTCAAATTGTAGGTCATAATCAATGTACTTGTCAAGTCCAAGTTCCTTTGGAAAATCCTGAATAAAGGAAATAATATTCTCCTGTATAATATTCGGTTTTTTCAGATAAAGAAACTTAATCTTTTCTCCATTACCAATAAGTGAATATTTATTGGTCAGTTTTTTCTCCTTAATATAATGATTAAAGAGAAGTGCTCCACGACAATGAATTGGAGTTCCTTTAACGTAAATGTCCGAATTGGACTTATACTTTACGACATCAGATACTGAACGTGGAAATGCAATCTCTTCTGGTGGTAGTGTTTTAAACTTCTTGCGACATTCATCAATAAAGTCAATCACATCTTCTTCTGTTCCATTCATCATCAACTTCAGACCATCCTTAATCATCTGACGGCAAGGAGCAGGTGTAGAAGACTTGACTGCCTCAATGCCCATCATCTTCAGTTTTGGTTCGGTGTATTGCACACCCTCACTATTCCATACGTTGAGAATATAACGCTTCTTCGCGGTCCAGATACCACGTTCGGCAATATTCTCACGCTTCATAATCATTTTCTGTTCATATGCCGAAACATAATCCGCAAGTTCCTGATAACTGGATTCGATGAATGGTTCCAACTTGTCTTGGCAGATCTTATCAAGTAACTGAACAACCTTTGTTTTATCGTCAGACTGACGACTAAGAAATTTATCAACAAGAGGTCCCATATTAAGATAGATTGAGTCAGTGTCAGATGCGATGACATAATCGACTTCCTCTGTTTGCAAAATCTTATTTAGAAATCCGTTCATTTTGTTCTCAATCCAACGGATAGAGACTTGACCAGAGAGTGTAATTGCTTCTGCGTTTGCTAGTTTGTAATACCTAAAATACTGATTACCGATGGCACCATAAGCAGAGTTGAGTTGGATCTTACGTGCCATCTGAATATTATTACATCTGGCAATCTCCTTTTCCAATTCTTTGGTTTTCTTCTTCTCATACTCTTGCTTGGCAGCAAGCATCTTCTTTTTGTAGATGGTACGATCCTTATAGATCTTTTCCATTAGTTCTGGAAGAAAACCACGAACATCCTTACGGTACATTGCGCCATTGGCACATACCGCATTGTCCTTATAAAACTCAAACTCAATATCTTGGTTTAAGATTTTTTCAACAGTCGCGCTGGGATGTCTTTCCTCAAGTAAGGTCTCTGGTGAGATGTTGTACTGCATAATAAGGTGAGGGTAGAGACTATTAAGGTCAAAAGACACAACCCAATCATACTTTCCAGGAATCGGTTCCTTGACGTAGGCTCCTGCATACTTAGAATCCTTATCAGAACGTTCTTTTGGAGGAATAACTATGTTCCTCTTCTTTAGATAGTTATAAATGATCGTATCCCACATTCGAACCTGGGAGGCAACATCGGCATAGTTTGCCTTAGCATCATATGCCATTGTAATTGCCAACTCAATCAATTTCATCTTGTCTTCCATACGGTCAACAAGTTCCACGTCCTTGATGTTATATTCTACAAACTTCTGCCAACCGTTAGTATAAAAATCCTTAAAGGTATCAAATTCAGAGTGGTCAAGTTTTTTCTGACCAAGTTCTACACTTGCGATGTAGTCAAGGCGATATGATTCCTGTGCCTTATAAGTGAACTTCTTATAAAGGTTAAGATAATCAAGTTGAGTAATACCACCAACATCATATGCAATGTTTTTACGACCAGCAATATAGACTTCTCTTTCAGTCACAAGACCCCAAGGAGAAAGTCTTTTCATCAACTTCTCACCAAGAATTCTCTCAATACGCCGAACAAGATATGGCATATCATACAATTCGCTGTTCCATCCAGTCACAACCTCTGGGATATTATCCTCAACCATCCACCAGTTGATGAATGCGTTCAGAAGTTCATACTCGGTTCTGAAACCTTTGTAGATAACATTCTGCTGTTTGTTTGTGAATGGTCCTCTACCCCAAGTGCGAATCTGTTTGGTTGCATAGTCTTGGACGGTAATGAGTAGAACTTCCTCGGCGGCAGATTCTACATCAGGGAATCCGTTCTCGGATGCAACCTCAATATCAATGGTTGAGATTTTGATTTTATTAGTATCAAACTTAATCTCTTCTTCTGGGTACATTTCAGAAATATACTGATAGATGTATCCAGTATTTCCATGGATCTTAAAGTTTTCTACACCCTCATACTTCTTAATAAAGTCACGACACTCTCTTACAGTTCCTGGTCGAACTGATTCTACATATTCTCCCTCAAGAGTTTGATATTTAGTTTTTTTATTAGAAGGGACAAAAAGAGTCGGGTAGAACTTCTCCTTGGTCATGAAATGGCGACCATTCTCATAACCACGAACTAGGAAGTTGTCCCCGACCATTTGGACGTTGGTGTAAAAACGCATCAGGCAATCATCTCAAAATATTTTGAAAGCAAATCAGGTGTTGGGTCTGCAAGAGTGAGAATACTCTCTGAACTAATCATAAACTCGGTCTGTGCGGAGAAATCGATCCATGGTTCCAAATAATATTCTTCAGATTGTTTCCTAAGAATAAAAGGATTTGTCAGCTTACAATCTGGTTCGCCAATGTCGGCACCAACCTCCACAATCTCAGTAATCAATACTGAATCATTCTTCAGTAAAAGACACTTCACTATCTGATCCATTTACTTTTTCCTCATACAATTTTCTAATTTCTTTAGATGGTTCTACAATCGTAACCATCCAATCTGGTCTAACAGGAATCTCTTTATCATTGGTAAATATAATCCAAGGAGTAAATGTTACTCCAACAGAATCATCTTCTGCTTGCTCGGCAAGATATATGGATTCGGTAAGTGTAAGAACATGAGGATCTTTAAACAAGTATCCACAAATCTTTTCTTCCGAAATCAGTTCTTTGATATCGGCAATGATAGTCTCACCTGATTTTAATAGTGCAAGTTTTACGGACATTTACAAGATTTCTCTCAATACATTCTACCAACAAAAAGGGGAGGCGTCAACTGGTTTGTGCCAGTTACCTCCCCGTCTGCGCCGACGATATTTGGGTTCAAATATATTTAGAGATAGTCCTTACGGGCGTGGTGCTCTGGTACTATTTTTCCGAGGACGATTCTGAGGAGTCCGTCTTCGAAGGTGACTTCCCGTACTTCTGTGTCGTCGGATAAAGTCCACGCTCGTTGAAAACTTCTTTGAGCCAGTCCCTTGTAGACAAACGTCTTCTCGGATTCGGTGTCCTCCCGTTGCCCCTCGACAAAAAGTTTTCCATACTCCGTGAAGACATTGACCTCTCCTTTTTTAAAACCTGCTAATGCAATCTCTAAATGAGATTCTACATTATTTACCTGAATCAG